TGGTTGTACTTATCCTCGCCCATCTCACGCTTGGCGGCTTCTAGCTCAGACTCAAGTACAAGTTTGGTCTGGCTCGCCTTAAACTCAAGCATCTTCCAGTTAGGCTCTACCTCTGCCCTATCCCGCAGGTCTTTAAAGTGGTTCTGACCTTTAGGTGTGCCGATAAACATTGCCCAGCTTTGGGGAGCACGATCCGCTAAGGCAGGTCTGACAATCTCATTCCATATCTTAGGGTTTTGGTCTGCAATCTCATCTAAGATCACGCCATCAAAATACTGTCCACGCAAGCTATCAGGGTTATCAGACCCGTATAACTGTATGCGCCTATCCCAAAAGTCTACACGCATCTCGGCAATGTTAGCCTCTGCGCCTAGTGGTCTTGTGTAGTGCAACAAGTAATCCCACGCCACCCGCTTAGCCTGAGAGTATGTAGGTGCAATATATGCAAACCTTGGACGCTCTCTATCGCACTCGATAGCAGACTTAATTAGCTGATTGATAGCCGATACTGTCTTGCCCATCCTACGATGCGCTACAACCACCACAAAGCGGTTAGACTCCATCGCCTTGTGTATCTCTAACTGTGGCTCTCGTGGTGCGTAGGGAATTACGATTTCTCGTTCTGCCACCGGATTACCGCCTGTATTGGTCCACCATCTTCTCCGCTTACTTGTAGCGGTAGGAGCTTAGGATAAATGGTTGCCCAAAATGCACGCTCGTTTGTCGGGTCTTCCTGCGCCCATGCTACAAGTCTTTCAGCGCCACCTAGCTTATCAGCGGCAATAGCAATTGCCTCCTTAGCAGAGGTTGTGGTGCGGTTTAACGCACCCTTTGGTCTACCTTTGCCCGCATTGGGAGGCATACGCTTTTCTGTAACACTACCTATTTTACTGTCCATACGATTCCTAATGGGTCATCGTGTTAAATACAATTTAGCTTTTATTACGCTTTGTAATGGCTTTAGCTTTTGCCTTTGCGTCTACTTTGGAACTTGCACCCCAAGCGTTTAGACTAAGTAACAATCTAGTAGGTTTACCGTCTTTGTATTCCGGTCCGTCATTACTCCCCATGCGAGCTAAGAACGATGCCCGTCTAGGATTGTCACCAGACTTAACTGGAGGCTTAAGGTTCATACCCTCAGCCTTTGCACTAGCCCTACCTTTAGCGTTCAATCCGCCTTTAGGGTTTTGCCCTTCTTTACGAGCATAGGCTGGAGTTTTCATTTCTTTTTAGCCGTTTTAGCGGCTTTCTTGAAGTCTTTAGCACTAGGTGCTGCCTTGCTACCCACCTTGTTCATCTTCTCGCCTGATCCGGCTGCAATGCGCTTTTGTTTGGCATTGATATTTGCGTAGAGACCTTTCATTCGTCATCTTCCCGTTCGTACTCTACCTTTGCCATTGCAACAGTATTGCGCTGTCTTTCGGTAGGAATTTTAGTAATAGGACCGCCGTAAAGCCATGCCGAACACGTCCGGCTACCTGCACACTTGAACTCGAACAACTCGCAATAGCCTAAATCGGCAGCGTCTGCAATTGCCTCGTACTCGTCTCCGCCTGTGCCTGAACCCATGCCGTTGACAATGCACATCTCCATCTCGGGAGTGACAATAAACGCAGCACAGTTACCGCAGCGCATTGTCTTAGCCTCGTCTTCTGTCGTGTTCCATTCTTTAGCACGTTCAGCCCAAAACTCGGTATCTTCGTAGTCTGGGTTTGCAGGACCGTAGCCTACATTCTTAAATGCCCAATCCCGATTCTTGAGATTTAGCTTTACGTCTTGAGTGGATGCGGGACATTCCATTAGTACATCCCCGTCTCTTCTTTCTTTAGCTGCTTTTTGTAGCCATTGCCGGACTTCTTGTCCTCAGCCATGTACTCCTTAGCTACCTTGCTAGGGATACCGACTTTCTTGGCAAACTTAGGGGACTTCGCCGCGGCTTGCATAAACTGCGCTTGGGCTTTTGAGACTGATGGCATTACTCTTTCTCCTCTATCGCTTCAGCCATATAGAGGCTGTCGTATATCTTGCGGGTTGATCCCCAAAACTGTTTAGCAAAGATGTGTCCCTCTCCCTTGTATTCCTGACCCGTAAAGTGCCGTGGGATAAAGTAATGGGATGGGTAGATGGTTAGCCCGTATTGGAAACGCTGCCAAATGTCCGTAAGCCTTTGCGGTCCGACTGTCTGCCAAGCAGGTCTGTCTGTGACGGTTTGCTCGGCGTGAATATCTTCGATAATTTGTCCAATGAAAGGACTGCTCTTTTGCGCTGCAAGGTAGCCAGCCGCCAATAGTCCAGGGCGTGCATGCTCATTCTCCCAACAAGTAAACTCGTTAGCTTGCAACATCCAGTCCGGTATGGGCTTGACGCAGATACTATCCGCATCCACCGCAAACCCGCCATGCTCGTACAGTATCTCGTACCGCATAAGGTCAGCTACACCGTTTAGCTCTACCTTCCACATATCCTGTAAGTGTTTGGCATTGCGCCACGAGGTCTTTACTAAATCCTCGTTGCCCCAAACTTTAATATCCCAATCAGGATTGTGATTGCGCCAAGTATCAATACAATTATCAGGTCGTTTAGATTCATCGCCTACCCAAACTATGTGTAGTTTCTTAGGTATCACCATACACCTTGTCGTTTCATGTCCCGTATTTCCTCCGTCTTGGCTCGTGCGTTAACCGTAGCTAACGAACCAACAGGGCGGCTGTAGAAATATCGAGGTGTCATATCAAACTTGACGGATGCACCAGCCTTGCGTAAATCTAACCAAAGCGCCCAATCCTCCCATCCGACATTACGGTATGGGTGCTTGAGCAACAATTCTCGTTTTACAGCAGAGGACACAACAAGCGGGTTTTGAGCGTTTATTTCTAAAGCCACGTCCCATGTATAGGGATCGGGATTCATGCGCCCACCGCCCTCTATATCAAGCGTAAAGCCTATTATGTCGTGGACACCATCCACACCATCGAAATAGTGTGTGTAAGGTACATCGTCTATGTCCGAACACGATACATAATCGCCCGTAGCTACTTGGATACCTGCGTTCCTAGCTAGACCTGCGTGCCTAGTCGTATTGATAACGACCCTGTGCTCTGTGTCTAACGGCCTGTCAGACACGATAATAATCTCAGGTTTACCGGAGATTGCGGTAGCGGCTTGTAGCCATTGCTTACCGTATGTCTCCCAGTAATTGCCCCAACATATCGTTACGATTGTGTGCATAAAAAAATCCCCACAAAAGTGAGGATAAAGAACCAAGGAGATTGAGGCACGTTTTCAGAAAACACTACCCCGCACAAATGATACTATTTTTTGCTTTTAGGCGCAAGTTGTTTGCATTCTTGTTGTTTTTCAGCAAATACAGACTTGTACAAGTTACCGCCTATTAGGGATGGTTTCCTGAGAATCTCCATAGCACCCTGCCGGATCGGTAGTTGGTCGATAGTAAATCCTTTGTATTCCATTGTTGTCTCCAAAATTAGGTGTGGGTTTCCATAAAGCAGGATTACGAAATCGAATGGGTGAAGAGTGCGAGCGCCCGCCAAGATGCTCATGTTTTTCATACCCACTAAGCCGCTAACGCTTAGTACCCACGCAATGAATGTACCACAGGATAACTAACAGTTTTTACTATCGCTAACCCTAGTATTGTTAGTGTGCATTATTTCTAGTGATAGTACCCCTACCCTTATACCCACCCACCGTAGAGACTGTGGGAAGATATAAATCCTTTACGACAGAACTCTGCTTGTTAGCTAACGGAGAGTCATTCCGCCCACCCCCGAATCCCGATAATCTGCGTGCTTACTATCGTTAGGCATTTCTGCTGCTCGGCGTACTGGTTTTAGTTGGTTTCCCAACTCTGTCTATATACATTTCCCTTACGGTACTTTGTCGTGCGGGTCACACGGGAGGCACTTTGCCAGGCATCATTACTATGTTTCCTTCCACGCCACCCATTTAGGTGCTTTTTATCGTATGGAGTACGGGTAGGCTACAAAACAAAAAACCCTACTGAGACAGGCTTTAGGCTTGGTTGCCGCATATAGGGATGCTAGGACATCTTCTACAGCTTTGACGAAGCCTACCTCAGTAGGGATTCTCCGTTTTCCTAGAACTACCAATGGGTTACCAATCCACCAGATATAGAGATTATACACGAAATCGGTAAATAACCGGTAGGAAACCGGTAGCAAACCGGTAATTTATCGGTATTAGGGAAAACACCTAGTGTACATTTGCAATAAAATGTATACAATTTTTTACATGGCACTAACGCCACAACTTTTTTGGAGGTCACATGGTTGACTTTACTTTCCTAGCTTCAGACTTCAACTCCACAGAAATTACTGTGGTTGCTAATACGCAAGATGCCAAGCAGTATTTGGCAGAGCGTTACGGAGTTGGCTGTGTCTCCTTGAATGTTCGTAAGTCAGCAGCTCCTGAATTTGCTGATAGCTTTGAGTTTCAAGGTTTAAGTTATAACTAAAAATAGGGCGAAAGCCCTACAGGAGATAACAATGTACGACTACGAGCTACCTATGTATATCCAGACCGATACGGATGACGAACAGCCTTGTGTTGTGGGCGTATCTGTCCACGAGCATATCCCGTCCTGCGGAAGTGATTGCGGGATTCTTAAGTACGCCTACGACATTCTGGATACGGACGGTAATGTGCGTAAGGACTGGAATAAGTTTGATACTAGAGCGTTTGCAAAGTATGTGCATTATCAACTTGAGATAGCAATGGGGGATAAATGAATAAGATTATATTTGGTGATTGCAGAGAAACGATGCGTCAGTTGGCGAGCGAAGGCGTGAAGGTGCAAATGTGCGTGACATCTCCTCCTTATTATGGGTTGAGAGATTATGGGACATCAAATTGGGAGGGTGGAGATCCTGATTGCAAACATTCAATTTCAATGCCAACCAAGTGGAATGATCCTAAGCGTGGAAATTCTGTCTTGCGTCCTGAAGTATCCCACCGTGGCGGAGATGCTTCGCACTGTCACTTATGCGGCGCAAAAAGAATTGATTTGCAGATTGGGCTTGAGGAAACGCCAGAGCAATATATCGAGGCGATGGTTGAGGTGTTTCGATGCGTCAAAGACATTTTGGCGGATGACGGTGTGTTGTGGGTAAACATTGGCGATAGTTATGCAATGGCTTCTATGCGGGGAGAAAATTCAAAATTTTCAGGTCAAGTTGGCGCACACAAAGGTTATGAAAATGGGAGTGTTAAATTAGGAAAAAGATCAATCCCATTTGGTATAAAAGCAAAAGACTTAATCGGCATACCTTGGATGCTTGCTTTTGCTTTAAGGGCTAACGGTTGGTATCTGCGGCAGGATATTATTTGGCATAAACCTAACCCTATGCCTGAGTCCGTACAAGACCGTTGCACTAAAGCGCATGAGTACATCTTTTTGTTGTCGAAATCACCCAAATACTTTTACGACAACGAAGCGATTAAAGTTCCTGTTAAAGAGGACTGGGGAACACGGGACAGAACGAATGGTAAGTATCATAACGATGGGACTGGTCTACAACCCCATAGCGGCTTGGAAAAGTCTTACGACATGGCAAACAAGCGGTCGGTATGGTCGGTTAATACAAAACCGTATACCGGAGCACACTTTGCTGTATTCCCAGAGGAATTGATTGAGCCATGCGTACTATCTGGCAGTCGTGTTGGAGACATAGTGTTTGATCCATTCATGGGAAGCGGCACAACAGCTCAAGTTGCACAAAAACTTGGCAGGAAGTATCTTGGCTGCGAGCTAAACGAAGATTACAAAACATTACAAGACAAACGACTTGCTCAACAATCTTTGGAGTTAGTATGAAAAACGACACAACAATATCTATCCGCATACCATCCGAGATACGCCAACAGCTAGAAGACCTAGCAGCAGAGAACTGCCGCAGCTTAGGCGGTCAGGCTTTGCATTTCCTAAAGTTATCCCTAAGTAACATAAATGTTACCTCCGAGCCAAAAAGTATCCTAAAAGATACAAAGCCAAAAGTATTACGCCCGCATGATGTAGCACCGCAAACATGGTTGGATTACATGGAAGTCCGCAGGGCTAAGAAGTCTCCCATTACCGAGTCAGCTATCAACCAACTACGGGCAGAGGCAGACAAGGCAGGATGGTCTCTAAACGAGGCTGTAATGGAGTGCTGTAGTAGAGGGTGGCTAGGCTTTAAGGCTGAGTGGGTAAACAAGGCGGGTAAGCAACAGGCACTAGAGAACTCTAACCAACAAGCTGCGGAGGCTTTCATAAATGGTTGACGAAGATAAAAAAGAGTTTGCACAGTTTATGGGCGGTATGTTTGCGGTCTACGGCAAGGAAGTTAGCACCATGCTATTGCGTATATGGTTTGAGGCTCTGCGCCAGTATGACCTGAAAGCCGTAAAGGATGCACTAGCTCGCCATCTGCTTAACCCTGATAACGGTCAATTCCTACCTAAACCTGCGGATGTTGTAAAACTTATCGGTGGTACTAATATTGATACTGCCCTGCAAGCATGGTCGCTCGTAGACAAAGCCATCCGCTCTGTCGGTACATACCAAACCGTACAGTTTGCAGACCCGATTATCCACAGGGTCATACAAGACATGGGTGGGTGGGTGCATCTTGGCAAGAAAGAGGAAGACGAGTGGGCGTTTGTGGCTAAGGAGTTTCAGACCCGCTACAGGGGCTTAAAGACCACAGGAGCGCCGATTGACGCACCACAGGTACTTACGGGTATCACAGACCAACAAAACGCTCTAGCGGGCGTTAATTTCAAATCCAAGCCAATCCTGATAGGACACCGAAATGACACCATCCGCACGCTCGATAGCACACATGAAGTCGCTCGGTTATCAGGTAGCTAACTGCGACCATTACAACTATTTCACCAAGCGTAGGCATGATCTGTACGGATGTATCGACCTACTTTGCATTGGCAACGGAGAGACTGTTGCCGTACAGGTTACAAGTAAATCCAATATGTCTAGCAGGATTAAGAAGATTGAGGCGAGTGATGCTTTCCCTGAGATGCTACGGTCAGGATGGCGGGTGCTAGTACAGGGTTGGTTTAAAGCGTCTAATGGTAGATACCAAATGAAGGAGTTTGAATTTTGAATCCATATCTCATAACTGAACCAACTTGTATTAGCTTCTCTGGCGGCAGAACATCGGCATATATGCTAAAGAAAGTCTTAGAAGCTGGGGGGGGGCAATTGCCTGACCAAGCAATAGTTTGTTTTGCCAATACAGGTAAAGAGGATGCTGCAACTTTGCAATTTGTACATGATTGTGAAACAAATTGGAATGTAAAAATCAATTGGCTAGAATTTTTACCTGATAACCCAAAATACAAAATAGTTGATTTCAGCACAGCTAGTAGAAATGGAGAACCATTTGAGCAATTGATTAACAAAAAGAAATATTTGCCTAATACTTTTGCTAGATTCTGTACAACAGAACTAAAAATCATTCCAATAGAAAGATTTATGGCATCTTTAGGCTATGAAGATTTTGTTACCTTTGTTGGTATTCGTGCGGATGAGCCACGCAGAGTAGCAAAAATGAAAAATAACAAATCAATTAAAGAAACACCGCTTGCAACAGACAAAGTAACAACAAAAGATGTTTTAGACTTTTGGGACAACCAGTCTTTTAATTTGCAAACAGTAACGGTTAATGGGAATTCTTTATTAAGTAATTGTGATTTATGTTTTTTAAAAAAGGCAAATCATCTTGTTTCTTTAATTAGAGACAACCCCAACAGAGCTATATGGTGGGCTGAACAAGAAAAGATCATAGGGGCAAGATTTAACCAAGCACACCCAAGTTATGCGGATATGCTGACATTCAATGAGAAGCAAAATGGGTTTTTGTTTGAGAATGAGGAAACAATTGCCTGTTTTTGCGGAGATTAGTCTATTAGGGAAAGTCCCTATATACGCATAAAAGACACAGATTTACAGTTATATCACTTTACCAAGGAGCTAGACCATGAAAACAATAGAACTTTACGATGCAGGAATCTACATAATTGCCGCTTTTGCCTTTGGCGCACTTTTAGTACTGGAGCTGCTATGAACCTAGAAACCAATGTCCGCATTGTCCAAGCGTTCTCAGACGGTAAATACCCGATCCGTGACGCAGAATTCTGGGCTGAGCACATGAGCGATAAGCACTTTGTTATGGACTTGCTTAAGACCATCTCCGAGGCTTACTACAGTCCTGACCCTGCAATTGGCGAGATGTTAGACAAAATAGAAGCACGAATCTACAAGGTGGCAAAATGAAAGCAATAGCACAAGCATTTGTTAAGGCAAAACGAGAGTTTGCCCCAGCACTTAAAACATCCGTTAACCCTCACTTCCGTAGCAAGTATGCCGATCTAGCCGCTTGCTTGGAGGCTGTAAACGATGCTCTCCTTAATAACGGTATTGCCGTGTATCAAGAGACTTCTATGTGCGATAACGGAGTAGTTGTAGAAACCGTATTTCTGCATGAGTCAGGCGAGATGCTTAAAGGCGGTATGTTGCACGTTCCGGCTAGCAAGCAAGACCCACAGGGCTACGGCTCGGCGCTTTCGTATGCAAGGCGCTATAGCATTATGGCAGCGTGCGGTATTGCGGGGGAAGATGATGACGGTAACGCAGCGTCCAGGCAGAAACCTACGGCAGACGTAGAAGTAGCCGTTAAAGCTATCCAATCAGCCGTAGACTTAGATTCACTCAAGACCCACTTTTCAGGCGCTGTAAAACTGTTTAAAGGCGATACAGAGGCATTTGCAAAGGTCAATGCAGCTAAGGATGCTCGTAAGGCTGAACTGTTAGCAAAGGTGGCAGAATGATCGAGCAAGGCAGTCCCGAGTGGCTTGCCTTGCGTGCTGGCAAAGTCACTGCCTCCAAGGTATCGGATGTAATGTCCTCCATTACAACAGCAGGGTATCGCAATTACCTTGCTGACCTAGTGGTAGAGCGGCTTACGGGAAACAAAACCGAGTCGTTTACCAATGCTGCTATGCAATGGGGAGTTGACCAAGAGCCTCTAGCTCGTGCTGAATACGAGGTTAAGACGGGTAGCTTTGTAGACCAAGTTGCCTTTGTTGAGCACCAAACTATCCCTATGTTTGGGTGCTCGCCGGACGGGTTGGTGGGCGAGGACGGGCTTATTGAGATTAAGTGTCCCAACACGGCTACGCATATAGATTATGTTATGCAGGACAAAGTACCCACAAAGTACATCCCGCAGATTCAATGCCAACTAGCAGTTACAGGTCGGAAGTGGTGTGATTTCGTAAGTTTTGACCCAAGATTGCCGGATGGTTTACAAATGCTGATTGTCCGTGTTGACAGGGACGATGAGTATATCGAGAAGTTGCAAGACCGTGTAGTTAAGTTTTTAGACGAAGTAAATAGCGCCGTTAACGGCTTAAAGGAAAAAATGAAATGAGTATCGCTTACGAAGTAATGGCTAGTACCGGATCGTACACAGACAAGAATGGTGCTGAGAAGCGCCGTTGGCTAAAGTGTGGGATTGTTATGAACACCAAGACAGGCGGTCTAGCACTCAAGCTAGAGGCTATTCCTGTAGGGTCAGACGGTTGGTTTAGCCTGTTTGAGCCTAAGGCTAAGGACGAGCAGCCACGGCAGCGCCAGGCAAGCATTGCAGACGAACCAGATGATGCACCGTTTTAAGGGGTAGACCATGAGCCATTGGCTAATCGCAGCGACCGGAGTTGCCTACCTATGGGTAAGTATTGAGCAATTCCACAAAGGCAATATGAGTACCGGAATGGTTTGGGCAGGTTATGCGTTTAGTCAAATCGGCTTGTGGAGGCTTGCATCGTGAGTGCTAACGACAAACAGGTAGGCGGCACGCATTACAGGCTAACTATTGAGCCGTGGGATTACATTATCCAAAACAATCTTGGTTATTTAGAGGGAAATATAATCAAATATGTAACCCGCTATAAGGGTAAACACGGGGTAGAAGATTTACAAAAAGCTAGGCATTATCTTGATAAGTTAATAGAGACACTTACGGAAGATGAATCATGGACAAAGCAGACAAAATAAAGATGGCTTTGGAATTCCTGCAAATGGGTAGCAAGCTAGACATTAAGTCAGCTATTACGGTTTTGCAGTCTATCCGTGATTCGGACGATGTGTGTGTGTCCTGTATCAGCCCTCGGGAGTGCGAGTTTAACGACCGCTGCCAAAAGGGTGATAAGTTGAGATGAAAACCTCTGAGATGCAGGAATTGTTAGGAGGATGCAGAGAATTTATTGCGATTCTGTGTGATGAATTTGAGCTTGAATATCC